CTTATCATCCAGCCATTCCGGCGCACCTCTGTAAATGTTCGCGCACCGGTTAATCAGCGATTCCATCTCTGGAAATTCTGCTGCCTGAATGTTGAAGTCCTCTTCGGCTTGTTTTTTGAATATCATATTAAACCACCTTTTCAGTGTTGTTATAAGTCCCATTTAATCACCTGAATTAACTGATTTCAGCACATTTCTGATAAACTCTATGTCTTTATTGAAATTCTTTATATCTTTGTTCTGTATCTCTACTGGTTTATCATTCCACAATTCTCTTCCAGCTCTTTGACCTTGGAAGAACTGGAATTTGTCCAGAATTTCCAAACATTTAAATATGTTTTCTTTACTATTCATTATGCACTATGTCCTCTTCTCATCGACAATGGACTTGTCGCATACCTGAGAGAATCTATCCAGTGATCGTTACCATCTGGATAATCTGCGATAACTTCTCCATTGCCATCTACTTCATGTTCATAATTGATAATTTCCTTGTATGCTCTCGGCGTTCGTGCCGGATCAATGACTAATGTTCGGCACTGTAACCACTCAAAAGTATATTTGCGGCTTCCCGGTGTAACAATAGCCCTACGTGCTGGAAGCCCTGCATCTCGGAAGTCAATAATGCTTTCTTCTTCATCAACTCCGCAAGATATTGAATAATCATCGTATCCCTTTTGTTTTATCTGGCCAGCCATTACTGTATTTCGAATTTTACATCCGCCAAGCTCATCCAGCAGGATAACTTTGTCCTGATTAGGCACATAAGCCACACGAATAAACGCTTTGGGATCCGGGTACCATCCCCAGTCTTGTCCCTGATAGATACTTTGAAAGCTCTGAATCTCTTCATCTGTAATTTCTCGAATTTCTAACAGTTCGAAAATATTTGTGCCAAGTCCAACAGGAAGGCCAAGATATTCATGGTCGTAAGCTCTCTGATTTGTCTTTCTCAAATGCTCCGCATCATCAAGGAATTGTTGACCAAGCCATTCAACAGGAACTGATCTGTAATCACTCTTGTGCCTGTAGCTGTCGTCTCGTGGTTCTTCTACATACACATTCGCCCAGTTGCTCCGGCTAATTGGCGGATTGAATGTCTTAAATACAACAAACTTACTGCCACCTCGAAGGACTGACTGCTGCACTGTACGAATTTCTTCAATGCCAGAAAATTCGTCAAGTTCCTCGAACCAGAGATACTTGAAATATCCCTTGCTTGCTTTAATAGATTTAGTCTTTTTTGCCTTGTCCAGTCCTCTGAATATGATTTTCTGCCCAGTAGGTTTATAAGTGTACTGCATAGGGCTTACACTGGTGTCCCATAGTTCATTAGCTCCGAGCGCGTCAATTCCCCATGCTATCTGTTCATAAACGGATTCTCGAAGTGTGTTTCCAACTTTACGGAAAATAACGGTATTTGACATTATACCGTTCTCTGAGTCCTGCATCATCAGGAAAGGAATCATGACACCCACAAAAGATGATTTAGTAGATCCACGCCCACCATACAAATCATAATAAGTGTGTTTTCCGTCCAAAATGTCCCAGAACACATTATAAAAGGCAGGAGCTATAATTTCATTCAGATTAATCGGATTCTCATTCATTTTGTTTCTCCGGCCTTGGAATATTATTTACAATCGTAATCTTTCCATCTCCAGAATCATCATTTTTCTTGTCAGCATCCCATCCCTTAAAATTATTTCTCAAGCTGAACTGAGCGCCATTTGAACCGTCACGATCAAATAGCCTTTCCTCTGCGTACTGTTCTACCATACTCTTCGCGCGCGTTATCGTGTTACAAAATTCCTCTTTTCCTTGATATCTTAATAAATCCAATCTGCTTGTAAATCCTAATGCGAGAGCTAAACCAGTTACTGTTGGAGGCTTTCGATTAATAACCACCGGATTTCCAAATTTATTCAATACAGTTTTTCCATTATCATCTTTTAATATTTCGCCTTCGCATTCTTTGAAATAGGCGTCAATTTTTTCTTCAATTTCGTTCACTGTCTTATATATTGGTGGTCTTCCTACCTGTTTTCCCACGTTCTCACCTCCAGACATAAAATCCCCTAGCATAGCTATAGTTATATACACTATAATACCACACTAGGGGTTATGTACCTCTACACCACTTTTAGTTTTTATCAATTTTATAATCTTCCGGTCAATTTTGCCAAGTGATAATATTCTGCCATGATCCTGCGCTTGTATCCGTAGAAATCATTTTCAGATACTGGCATATCTCGGAATCGCTCCATTGTCCGGTATCCTATACAGTTCACTATGCTGTCATAGATTTGTGATTCTATGCCTGGCGCATATTTGATTGACACTTGCAGAAGATTGTACTTGTCATTCTCGTCAAGGTGTCTAAAATGACTTTGAAGCACCGGTATATCGTCCGGTGGCACTCCATAGTCGGTTAGTGTAGCTTTTCTAAGATTCATTTATTTCGCTCCTCCCAATCTAATTTCTGTCCGCACTTATTACAATAAAAATCTGATTTATAAAGTTCTTCTATATTACAAACCGGGCAGTCACCTTTTGTTATACAATATCTACCAGAAAAATCGAAAATGGTTTTTATGTTATTTGGTTTCATTGGAATCTGTTTTTGCAACGCTTTAATAGCTTCTTGTCTAACTTCATATGTGCATTTACCGTCATAAGCTGTATCATCATAGCTTAATTCTTTTAATGCTTCTTCTGGCTCCATTTCTTCATCTCCTCCAACTTATTCACAGCTTCCTCGTGGGTGAGAAATACTATTCTTCCAATATCTTCTAAACGATAGCAACTTTCTCCCATATCTTCTTTGCCTATTGCATCAAACCTTACAGCACGTTCATTTTTGTAACAGAGAAAATGAATTTCTGAAACAGTCATCGGAATAATCGGTTGCTTGGCTCCGGCATTCACTCTATAAACCGTGTCTCCAACCTTGCACGGCAATCTCACAAGCAAACCCTGTTCTTCTAAGTCTTCATAGTCGCAGAGTTTTCGCACCGCTGAAATGTAATCGTGCTGTTTAACCCAGACATCTGATTCTCCGTCTGGTGTAACATCGTATCTTTCTGTTAATCTCTCCATCTACTTCACCTTTTTCAATTTCTCCACAGCCCACTTCAAAGACTCAACAAACTCATCGTTTAATGCTGAGCGATCTGGATTCTTGATAAATTTTTCAATAGTGCTAACTGCTTTCTCTTCTAATTTAGGTACTGTAAATTCACCATTTTGTGCAATTTCAAGAAGCTCATCAATGTTGTATTTCCAATTAGATATATCACACAAAAACTTGTGACACTTAGTGTTTCTTTGATTCAATACACATTCTATACATTCACGTTCACAGCATTTGGTTATATCTGAATACCACTCAACAAACTCTCTTGCCGTAATTTCTTTCGTTCCAAGGAGTTCGGACGCTTCATGCAATGTCTTTTCAAAATCTCTGTAAGTAACGTTCTTATCGTCATAAAAATTCAATATGTTTGGAAATGGAATTTTGATAGGGTTTAAATGGTTCCCTCTCGCCCATGTGAATCCCTGAAGCTTTGCCATTTTCAGAACACTCAAATATTCTTCCTGTGTTTTTACAAACACGCTTTTTCCTGTTAAATCAATCATCAGAATCCTCTCCTCCTGCAATCTCATCAATATACTGGTTTCGTCCATCGACCATCCCGCACTGATAATCCGCCATATCATTCTCGGTAGTGCTTTTCTCCGGCAATGGCTTCAATGGACACCAATCAGGTCTTGATTTGCTTTCGCAATCATAATGTTCTTCTGTCATCAAAAATACATCGTAATCTAAACAGTAAGCTAATTCACACAAACCCTCATATTCAAGTTCACCGCAGTATGAAATTCCGAACGGGCAATCATAGCAATTCTCTGGTGTATCTATCACTAACGCTGATTTACTCATATGTTTCACTTCCTCTCAGCATCAGGCTCAAAGTATTATACCCCGGACAAGTCCTGACTCCGTTTCTGGTATCTCTTAACAGGACACAGTACGGATATAATGCCATAACCTCGTAGACGTGTTCTATGGTGTCTTCGCCGCGCTGGTCGATGTATTTGAATCGCTTTCCCGGTCTAAGAAAATATCTTGCGCATACATACGCTTTAGTTCCGAATCTCATACTTGCACTACTCATTCAACTCTCCCCATCCTTCACGATTTTGATTGCAACTTCAAACGCATCAGTTTCACCCTCGAAATACTCCGATGCTTTCTGTAATGCAGCAGTTCTTGTCTTTTTTGTTTTCAACTGCTCCACAACCTTGTCCGCATCAAAAGCTGTCGGCTGTTCTTGAACAGTTGTAATTGCAAGATGTGTAAATAAATCCATCGGAGAAACATCATTTTCCGCAGCTTTCTGCTTTTCTTTATCCCAATACCATTCGCTCATTTCTTGAATTAATTTATCAGCGTCAATTAATCTGCTCATTCAACTCCACCGCCTTTCACGATTTCAATTGCTTTATCAATTGTATTTGCAATATTTTTGTAAGCACAATCTTTGTCTGCATCGCCTGTATTTGCAATTGTTAGGAAGTATCTCATTTTTAATTCTTCTAATTGCTCAATAACCTTGTCCACATCAAAAACTGTCGGCTGTTCGTCAATAACTGCACCTATTGCAAAATCCATATCCGAATTTCCAAGAGAGTCAATTATTTTGTCTGCATCAATCAGTCTGCTCATATTCTATTCTCCTAACTGTTTTAAAATTTCTTTTGCAATTTTATTACTTTCCTGCATGGAAATTCCCCATCCATTATATTTTCTGTGGCATTCATCACAGTTCCATTCACCATTATCACTTTCTTTAATTTCGCTATTGAATCTGCAATTATCGCAATACATATGATCGAGAGTGCCGTAAATGATGTTTGCAATATCGTCTTGTTTACTATTAGCATCGTCTACGTGTTTCTGTCTGTTTAAATATTCAAACGCTCTCAGCTCATTTTTTCCGACCCATTTAATCCATGCACCGCAATCCCTGCAATACAATCCTGTATTATTCCCAACTTTCTTGACAAAAAGGTCTTTACTATTGCACTTTGGACATCTATATTCTTTCATTTTTTTCCTCCCACACTCCCAACAACCGCATTCTCTCATACAGTACAGCGACGGTCTTGCGTCTGTATCCGTAGAAGTCTTTCGGGTTCATCGGGATATATCTTTCTTTGCTGATTTTCCTGTAACTTTTCCGGTGCAAGATATTCTCAATAACCATATCCGCTATCACCGTGTTCTTCGGGCAAGCTGACAAGGCAGCACCGGAAAGCAGGTATCCGTATTCTGCCGGGAAGTCTTTCAGCATCGTATTCAGTTTTTCAATATCTTCAGCCGGAATACCGTAGTCTTTCAGTTTCTTATTCCTTGTCAGCATACCGTTCTCCTTTCTAATCGTCTGGGTGGTGTTTGTCGTACATGATCGCTACGCATACAAGACCAACCACTCCGACTATGATTCCAAGTGCAAGTCCTAATAAGAATGTAATCATGGCTCATCCTCCTCAACATAATCTTCGCAATCTTCTGCATATTCGTAGCTATCCATCATATCACACCGGTTATCGCAACCGTCTTGTTTCTCACAGCAGATACAACATTGCGTTTCACCGTCTGGACACTCTAATTTGCAATATCCCATTTAGTCCTCCTTGTATGGTTCTGGTAGTGGCATCCATGCAATAACTTCACCGCCTATACATTCTCCATTCCATTCGCCATAGCCATCAATGAATGCTGTCTTTAACCACCTTCCGTACATTCCCATAAAACCACTATATTTAACAGTTGTAATTACATCTTTATTTTTCTCCGGTAATCTCTCACTGACAGGAATCCAACCATTTTCTTTCTCGTCCTGTTCCAGATCATCCTTAATCTGTTCTATCATTTCCAGAACATCACTTGCTAAAACCATCTGGTGGCCATCCGCAAGTTTCTTCATGAAATCATGATAATCCGATAATCTGTCTTTGATATGACTCATGCTTCCACCTCTACAAAATGCTTTTCTAACGTTTCTTTCGATATTTCAATCCATCTGTTAACGTTCGCTCCGTCAAGATGAATTTCTCCATCGATAATATTTTCATTTCCTACTTCGTAAACTTCGCCTACCTTAATTTCCATGTATCCGTCAACGTAAAATCCATCACCATCGTATGTATCTAATGTGAACGCCTTCACGCATTTATACTTCATGCTTCTACCTCCTCATAAGTTTCTCTGAATATATCTGGCTTACACGGATAAAATTCACCGTGTACACCGCGGATGATATAATCACCAATATTTGCCAGATGTTCGCCCTCTAGTGTCTTAATAACCAATCCGCCCGGGACCTTCCATTTGTCAATATAGAAATTCTTACCTTCTGCCGATATGTACTGGTCTGTACACTGATAGTCCGTCAGGAAATCGAACATTTCTCGATGATTTTTACCAGTCCACTGAAGTGCATCAATTACAACTGGCTTCTTTCTGTACTTCATACTTCCACCTCGCTATCCTCTGGCATCTGGAACGTCATTCCATTTTTGAGCATTTCTCCAAGTTCTCCCGCATGTGCTTTGTTTTCTTCCGTTTTTGGCTTCATACTTAATACCCTACATACTTCTGGAATTACATATTTTGTGTATTCCGAATCTCCATAGGCTTCCTGAATCATATCCAGTACCTTAATAACCTTTTCTCTACTAGAATAATTGCCGATAAAATACAAACTATCAATAAATATCGCGAAGCATTTTCCTCTTTCGCAAATACCAATAGTTTTTACAGAATCAATGTTCAATAACTGCTCTTTATCCTGACTTCTGATTAACATTTTGTGTCCTCCTTATCTTCATAATTCATTACAATTTTAATTACTTGTACCAGAACTTTCTGGATCTGGTCGTAAATGTGATGATCGTCAGTTCCGAAATAAGAGTTCAGCCTTGCATCTTCTTTGCCTTGCCTGTAGCAATCTTCCATAAATTCAAAACTGTATATATCATTTTCATTAATAATTTCACCATTATTTCTCCATTCGGCAATCATCGCTTCTTCAACCAGTGAATTTACAACCTTATCTGAATCCTCGTTACCGTTTAAATATTCCACGCAACGGTCAATGAATCCCAACTTGTCAACGTACATATACGCTTTTGCTGTTCCAGATGTATACTCTCTGAACGCCTGCTCGATCTGTTCTTTGAAGTCCTCTGGCAAATTAAAAATATCTACTTCCAGTCCTCTTGAAAGATTTATTGTGTATTTTCTCATTTCGCCACCTCTCTCAAATATTCAATAATCTGTGTCTTGCTCTTTTTGCAGTCTGCAAATCTCTTCCAATCGCCTTCAAGGAGATAATATTCTGTGGTAACGTAATAGCCACCACGTTCTTCCTTCTTCCACCAGTCATCGCCTTTTGTGTGCTCAGTTTCTTTGACAACGATCATCGAGTTATCCGGAAGCGGATATGAATAATACTTTTCGCTTACTCGTGGCACAGCAATCCATAAATTCCATCCGGTATAATCCTCCAGAAACTCTTTGCGTTTCTGGTTGTTGGTTAAATCCTTTAATTGCATTTTGCGTCCTCCTTAATCTTACAAAAATCGCATTCAGTATTGCATTTTTTCCACTCGTCTGAATATTCTTCATATCCATCCGCTCCATTCAAATACTTGTATGTAAGTACATTCATACATCTTTCGCAGGCCGTAGAAAAAACAACGAGTGCTTCCTGTAGTGTATAATCTCCGCTGTTTACCATTGCCATTATGACATCTTGATTTCCACCTCCAATACTTGTATGAAGGTCAATAAGTGGTGTAGTATCCGTTCCATAATCCCATTTTCTTCCCCATGGCTGCCACCACTTTCTTGTTTGGCTACACCCACAATTAGTGCATATATGGCCTTTTAATCCCTTTATCAGACCTGTATCCTTTTTCCAATATTTTCTTTTGTGTTTGCACGCTTCCTTTTGAGATTTGCTATGTACCGCATAAATGCATTCCGTTATTTGCAGTGGGAAACAAGAATGATACGTTCTTGCCTTTTCCGGTGCTTCCCACATTAAATCTTCTTTTTGATTAATCACATTTCCGTTTTCATCCTCGTACCAAATTCCTAATTTCAATTTTGCTTTATCAATATTCATTGCCATCCTCACTTTCCCCATGTAAGCAACTGACACGCTATTGTGCAGTCCTCCATGATTTTATACTCCCATCTTCTTAACCAGATTCTTATTCAATCCCTCTTAACATCAAGCTTAATTTGCTGTAACAAGGACAAATTCTTGTATGATCAAAAATATCTTCCAGTAAAACGCAATGCGGAAAAAGTTGTTTTACCTCATAGATATGCTCTTTTTCTTCCCCGCCACGTTCTACGTATTTGATTCTTTTGCCAACATGCAAATCAAACGTTTTACTTATATATGCTTTAAGCCCATATATGTTCACTTTGCTCATTTTTGTGCACCAATCCTTCCTTAAAAGCCACTATTGCAGCTTCCTTACTGTGATGTATTTTTGTTATGGTTTTACATTCTGTGCATTCGCACCAATATAAATCTCCTCCATAATGCCGGTTATAATCTGCGAAAACATGAAAACGATTCCCACATTTAGGGCAAATCCTACTTTTGCCATTTTCAACATTAATTCCCATTCTTTCATTAAACATCGAACATTTCCTCATCTTCATCGTCAGAATCGAAATCTGACGTTTCTTCGCAATCGGTTGATTTATTTCTGGACATATTCTTGCCACGTTCCACCAGTTCCGCTCTCTGCTCTTCTGTTAATTCTCTTGGCGCTCGTAGTTTCACGTACTTAACTGGGACATGAGCAAATATGGAACCATCTTTGTTCGTAGCCATAATCTTCACATCTTCTGGATGCTGTTCTGCAAGCTTCAAGACTCTTCCTTTCATTTTACTGCCGTTATGTGCTGACACTTCTGCGTACTCACCACCACGAATCCACGCGATGCTACATTCATTGCAATTCTCTGTCATGATTAGTCCTCGCTTTCTCCAAATCCAAATTCTTTATTTATATTTATGGAATCAAATTCAAGTTTAATTCCCATTGTTTTTTTTGCTTCTTGGTATGCTTTTTCAATTCCGACTTCTTCAATGTGTTCTTTGGCAGAGTTTAGGTTTTCTAAGAATCTCTGATTGGATTTTGTAAATCCCCATGTTTTCTTAATTGCAAACAAACTGATAAGAACATTTGCAACTGCGATATAGTCCTCTGCTTTCCACAGTTTTTCCTGCGACTCTTTAATCAGTTCCTCACGTATTTCATCTTCACGCTGCATCAGATACAGTTTTAAGGACTCAACTCTTGCACCTGTCACCTTTGAAATTTGTTCCAGACTGAAATTGCTGAAATTGTACGGTGCATTTAAGTGTGTTTTCTCAGATGCTTTCTGCTGTCTTCTTCTCTCTGCCCTGTTCATGCTCTCACCAATCATGTTGCTTCCTCAATTTCTCTGTTTGAAGGTGAATATTGATGTAGATTGATATAATTTTCAATGAACTCGAAAATATCTTTTCTGTTCTGCTGCCCCTCTTTATATTTTCTTTCGGTGTTATATTTGCTTACCATATAGTTTGTCACCTCATTTCTTTTATCCTTTGAGGCTGGAATAGCGTCATATGCCAAGAAAAATATAACTAGTTCCAACCCCAAAGGGCGTGCACTTATTTAGTTGTTAATCATCATTTGTAGGAAATTTGTATGCCAGAATTGGCACGATCATCATTTGTAAGATTCTTCATCAAGAAGATTATTGAATTTCTCAAGTGCCTTTATAGACACCTTATTGCTTGATTTCTCTGGTTTGATTGATACTTCCAAGTGAGTATCAATGATATGTTTCAGTTTTCTCGCAAGGGTTATTTTGCCTTGCTTCAACCCATCGTGATATCCTTTTTTGGGTTGGAAATCGTCAATCTGTTTCTTTCCTTTTCCTTGTCCGCCACCTGTTTTATTTCTAAGCTGATAGCCGTGGTCTGCAAATTGTCTTTCGTAAAATTTTTCCTTTTCATCAAGTTCCGATATAGGGCAATTTATAAATGCAACATTCCATCCATGTGGATTATTTTTTGAAATCAACCCATGTTTTTTTAAGCTTCTATCAATATGTGGCTTGTAGCTCCTATTATGTCCACATAGCCTTGATAAAATATGCTTTGCTTGCCCTATGTATGCATATCTGTATCCTTCCTCATCACATCTGGTAAGCATATAAATTCCAGATTTGTCGTTCAGATTTGGATTAACTTTTAGCCACCTCTCACGATTTGCGGCTTCAATAGCTTTTATTTGTTTCATTCGTTCGTAATCCACCAATTGAAATCACTCCTTTTCAATCTGGTCAATAAGTTTCTTGCACTCATCTTTGACATAAGCAAGTGAGCAGATTTTATCTTCGGAATCATTATTTGATTCTCTCCAGAAATCTTCCATTGTATAAAACAATCTTTTGAAACCTGGGTCATCTCCAAAATACTGTTTTGCTGCATCAACATCATACCCATCAAAGCAATGAGCACAATCAAATCCAATCCACCATGTATTGTCATCATTGCATTCATATAAATATGGTTCTGCGTAAGTAACTCCACCATGGCATTTAAGATGACTTAACTTATCAACATACTTCTTTGCTAACTTATGGTTGTAAGGTACTCCAACATATCCGCATCTGTATGCTCCAGGCATAAACAGAACTACATATGGATAACCTTTGTATGTAGATTTTGTTTCTAAAACTGGTTTCATTTAATCACTCCTTAATTAAACGGAAGTTCGTCATCCATAATTGACGGCATATCCATGAATCCACTTGTGTCCTGTTCTGGATTTGGAACTGGTGGCTGCGACTGTTCTTCTGACTGACTCTTCTTGCTTTCCGCAAACTCATGTGTTTCCACAAGGCAATCATTTGTGTAGACTTTCTTTCCGTCCTTGTCAGTGTAATTTCCAGTCTGCCAAGTTCCGATAACTGCAATCTTAATGCCTTTATGCAAGTACTTTTCGGCAAACTCGCCATTCTTTCCAAGTGCAACGCAATTTATGAAGTCTGATGTGCGTTCATTGTTTTTGCGATACTGTCTCTCAACTGCAAGTATGTATCTGGCGATCTTAGTATCATTTGTTCCCGTTCGGATGTCTGGATCTTTAATCAAACGTCCGATCAAAATTACTTTATTCATGTTTGTTCTCCTTGTACGGTTTTGGCATAGCTGGCAAAGGCATCCATGCAATTACTTTCAATTTTTCGAAACCGTCTGTAAAATATTCTCCATTCCACATTGCTCTGAATGGAATTGTTTCTTTTTCGGTAGCAATCAAATATATGTCTCCTTTAAAATTATGATTAGGTTTTGGTTCCGGCGGCAGTTTCACGTCTACTGGAATCCACATATCCGATAAACTATAGGAATTAATCAGTTTCTCAACCTTTTCGATTGCATCATTCCACCCCTTGTTGTACCGACAGAATAACGGGTCAACATCTTCTGGATTACTGTGAACTGACGGCTTCTTTAATTTTTTAAGTGATTCTAAAAAATGTTCCATGTATCTTCCTCCTCATAGTCGTTACAGTAAAGTGAACCGTAATCCCACGCCAACGTACAGCAATTACGGAATCTACATTTGCTACAGTCTGTCATTTCCATAAAATTTCTCCTTTCAGAACGGGCATAAATTCAAGTCAACTTCCAGTCCAGCCCGTCCAATCTGAACTAGAACATTGTCTCCTACGACTTCCTGTATTTCTTTTTGTATTTTACGGGCATCTGATGCCTGACCGCTTAAATGTACAAGTGTTACCGTTCGAAGCGATTCTGTGCGATTTTGCTTAATGAATTGCTTACAAGTTGGCAAAGAACAATGCCCTTTTAATCTATGCCTGTAGTTAACTTCTGTTTTGTCCACCAATTCTTCGCAGTAGTTGCATTCAATTACCATATGATGTATGTTCATTTTCTGGAAATTATATTTGCTGTACTCAAAATCAGTCATATACAGAAGTCTACCCATTTCATTGTGTCCTACCAGATATCCATAGTTCGGACAAGGTACAAGCTGCTTCGTATCTTTATCGTATGTCGTATGTGGGAGATTGAATGGAATCACATTGAATGAACCTACATTGAACGGATATCTTTCTGGAACACCTTTCATCAGTTCACCAGTTCGGACATTCATGTTCTCAACTGTCTCGTCATTAGTGTAAATCTGAATACCTGCGTCCATTATTTTTTTAAAAGACTCTGTGTGATCGCCATGTTCATGTGAAAGAAGCACACCGGAAACATTGCTTATCTGGTAGTCAATCCCTCTAAGGATTTTCTTGTAGTTGCATCCGCAGTCAAGAAAAACAATCTCGCCTGTACTTGACTGCAAAGCGTAACAATTTCCTTTAATACTTCCTGTTGAAATTATTCGCATGAACAAATGACATCACCTCGTTTTCTGTACATTGCATTTATGCTTCTAAGATATTTTCAACTTCATCTATGGCTTTCTCTAAATCGGAATAGGCATATGGTATGTCCTTCCCTCTATTTAGACTCTCTAACTCCGCATAACTTACTTTGCACATGCTGTCTCGTATTAATTTGAGTTCCCTCAACGTAAGTTCAATGGTTATTATCTGTTCCCAGTCCTTCTTGCTGTCTACTCTCTTCATACTTCATCATCCTCCGGGAATCTGAACACGATGTTTGCCGGTTCGAATTTCATATCTGGGCTGTTAACCATTGTTTTGATGATTCCAAAACCTTTTGTTGCTGCCATATTCATAAATTCCTTTTCGATATCTTCTGGAACTTCTATATTCTGTGCGAAGAATGCTCCTGTATATGTGTTGTGCAACATTTCCATAACTTTCTTAGCCTTTTCTTCTGTTGAGTATGTCGCCATAATTGTTCCTTTTTCACCAACTATCGGCACATATACTCTTATGATATTTTCTGTTCTACTTAATACTGCAATTTCATAAGGAACATCAAATTCCCCATTCTGACTAATTAATCTCACTTCATTCTCCTTTCAATATCCAAATCCATACTATGGCATAGTTTGGCGCAATTTCCATGAAGCATATGATTCTTGCATGCTCCGTATTTTTCATGGAATTTTTCTATCGACATCTTCCTGTCATTTACTGCCCGTACCCATCTTCGGATTTTTCTCTGTGTTTTTCGTTTCTTATCACCACGCAATTTTCTGATATATTTTCCTTCATCAGTCACGTAATGATGAAAGCCCAGATAACACAAGCCCATGCGAAATGGTACAATTTGTGATTTAGGGTTTAGTTCCAGTCCAAGGCTTTCAATCATCATTCGGATTGCTTCAAAAATTTCTCTGGCATCTTCTTTCGTTTTACAAATCACATAAAAATCATCGTTGTATCGTCCATAATATGGATTTCCAAATTCAATCGTTATCATCTGATCCAGTGAATGTAAAAGCAACAATGCGTACTTCTGATTTACCTGATTTCCTAATGGAAGCCCGGGATTACCTGTACTGTCAATAAACAAATGGTTTAACCAGACTGTAAAATCATCATCAAAGTAATAATCCAAAACATCTTTCATGATTTCATGGTCTATGCAATAAAAGTATTTGTGAATATCACATTTTACAATCCAACTATTCATTCCATTTCTTTTATAGAAATCCAACATTTGATTTCTTAACCCGTCCATTGCCATATGTTGCCCTTTTCCTTGCTGCCCGGCAGTGTTCCATTTAATCAGGATATTTTCAAGTTTCGGTGTCAGAATGTAATCAGAAAAGCATCTCTGCACTACTTTATCCTTAAATGCACATGATTCTATCGTTCGCTCTTTTGGCTCATGAATTTGAAATTTATTATACAGATTTATGGTATACGTTTGACTTTCCAATTGTTCCTTCAAGAGATGAATGCCTTCAAGAGACAAATTAGAAAATCTTGCAGTACCTGAATTAAATTTCTTACCGCTCTTAACCTTTTTGTAAGAACGATATAAATTCTCAAAATTTGCAACAATTTCTTTATCCATTTATTTTGTTCCTTTATGTTTGTCCATTGCGGAAAGGTTATGCATTTGCTTGTATCTTTTCTGATTTCAGCTTTACGCTTACTCTGTCTGCATGTGATCCATGTTGGGCGAACACCATTTTCGTTGTTGTAATTGTTGTTGTTAATATTGCCCGAAGGGGAAACAACGGTATTCGCAGTGCATAACCTGTGAAAATTATCTTTTTCTGTCTTTTGTTCTCCATGAAATAGTCATGTACTTTATATCTTTTACCATTTGCGACCATGCTTCCATTCCACCGGAATTGATAATTCCTAATTCATATGAAAGTTCTATAAAGTACATCAACTCATCACAATGAGTAATGGCTTTTGTTTGAAGTTCTAATCGCTCTCTTTTATAATCTTTCAGATCAGTTCGGTTGGCTTCAAATAGTGACTCATAAATTTCCAATGCTTTATTTTGCATTTTATCTACAAGTGAAAACCTGTATTTTTTCGGGTATCGTCTGGCATTGCTCGTAACTATTAATGTATGCTTTGCAAGTTGCTTGGCCTTTATTATTACCTTTAAATCTTCATTCGCCATCAATCATCATTTCCTGATTCAAAGATTGAAGAAGAAAAGATACAAGCTGGGCGAACCCCACTTAAGTTGAAGTAACTGAAGTTGCTAACATAGCCCGAAGGGGAAACAACGGCATTCGTTACACTGTAACCATTTGCTGGTGTACTCCATGGAGTAAGCAGCCACCACCATTTATCCATATTTGGAAGGAATTTTCTGTATTTTCGGTATTCATCCACCGTCAACATCGAAATCTTATCTTTACAATGTCCGTATTCTGTCTGGCCGTCCAAAGAAAGCAAATCTCGATCAAACTCAATAACTGCATCTTCTCCAAACTCGTCCGTAATTTTTTTAAGAAAACGAGTATTTAACTCATTTCTCAGTTTACTCAAAATCCAGTTATTTGAAGCTGAATCAAATGTTCTTTCTTTTCCATCAAATCCATTCAAAATGGCAAAATATCCTTTTTCTGTCTTATCCAGAATCAGCCATTCCATACCTGCAAGTTCAATAGCTTTTCCGATTTCCGGCTTTCCGATGTGCTTTTTCTTGAATTCCGTGAACTCTTTACTTAATCGGGATAATTCATCCTCAAAATATTTCAGATTTTTCTTCATAATCATTCCTCCGCCTTAGATACAAAGATATTAGATTTTAAGATACAAACTGAGCGAACACCATTTTCGTTGTAGTAACCGCAGTTGTTAACATTGCCCGAAGGGGAAACAACGGTACAGGCTTTCTCCCATCCACGTTCTTTCGTTGACCATGGCGATAATGTCCAATACCAATCGTTTAAACACGGATTCGGTGTGATATCTGTATATCCGCGCGCTTCATCAAACGTAATCGGTCGAATTTTACAATCAACAGTCCCTAATTTCTGTCCATCCGCAGTGATAATATCTGCTGTGTGTGTTTCGATATTTTCTGCCCCGAATTCTTTTTCGAAGTCTTTCAGAATTTCAGTGTCACACAGTTTCTTTACCTTTGATGTTTTGTAATCTGAGGTATCACCAAACTCTACATTTTCTTTCACCAGATCAAGTGAAATAATTTTCGTTGTATCTTCATACTGTTCCAGAACCATGTATTTACGCTTTCCGGTGGTCTGGAACACATCTCCTCGTTTCAGTGTTGATAACTCAACCTTTCCAGATTCTTCCTGCTTTTCCAAGAGTTCAACCAGTTCCTTTGCTTTCTGTAAAATTTCTTTATTGTTCATATCACATTTCCTCCTGCTTCATAAAATCCGGAATTTCTGGTTCTTTACCTGCTGCCGGAACTGGCTCTTTCTCGGCAGTCTTTACGGATTCTGCGACTGTTGGCTGTTTAGGCTGTTCCTCGATTACTGGCACAAATTCCTCTGTATTGGCATGTTTTTTGATATCCTCTTCAACGGCCTTTTCTAAGTCATATACCTTGTAATCTGCATCTGCAATTTCGATAGCTTCTTCTGTGGTATACAATCCGTTTGAAAGTTCCGGGCAATTCATTCTTGAGAAGAAAGAAGCAGCTCTGTATCTTAGCATTACCTGTGGCATAGTAATCCATTTTGAACCGTTTTTCTTTGTCCATCCTTCGGCGTTCGCCATGTCCATTGTGACTTCGATTCCAGTTACCTTTCTTCCGTCTTTCTCAGTCCAGCAAGTACAGGAATAAGGCTTACCGTTCTTATCCCTCTTTTCGTCGAACTGCAATTCCATATCATACTTACCGGAACTGTTAATCATTGCAATCAAGAATGTGGCTCTCCATGCAGGTCTTCCCTGAATAACATCGAGATTCTGCATAACTGTAAGAGGACTTGTTTTCAGACGGTTTGCCATATCAATTGCTACAAGACCGTTCGCAAAATTGCCCTGATATTCTCTCGGAACAATTGTTGACTGGGCGAAAGCCTTTGCCATCTGAGTTGCCATTGTGAAATTGTCGGAACTTCCAAAGATTCCTAAACTGAAATCGGTATTTAACTTTACCGGTGTTCTCTTTTCCTGATTCTGTGTTGATACTGCATTTTTGTTTTCTGCCATTTTAATTCTCCTTTTCTATTTTTTATATATGCTCAGTGGCATATGAAACAGAATGAATGTTTTATAATTTTCTATTTTTTGATGTTTTAAAGTATTATATTCTTCTGTGTTTTCCGGGCATTCACCCGGATTCATATACCACTGAAAATCACTATTTAATAAATTTCAATATTTTCTCTGAAAACATGATATCTTCCATATCCGCTTGTTCGTCCAGAACCAATACCACAGCCAAATCCTGCAAGTTCAATGATGTTGATAATCTGTTCAACAGAGTAGATGTTTTCAACATATGAAATCTCGAATGTTGCTTTCCATCCAGAAAATCTATTCAGATGTACCAGCACCGGAGAACCTTTTTTAGGTGACATGAGTTTTTCATCAATGCGGTGTTCGGCAAATGTGATCGGGATTAATCCGCCTTTTGCGATTACGTTTACTCCTGCTTTAAATTTTGTGCTGTATTTGTCGATGCCGTTTCTGACAACCGAATCGCAGAATGATTTAAGGAGTCCGAAAGATGTAATGCATGGTGCATTATTTGTGAGTGCATCAACAAGACCTTCCTCTGAGAAATCTGTAGGTTTTCCATCTCTCCAGTGCATAGATGTAATAATTTCTTCCCAAACGTTGGATTTTTCAGTTCTCTTTGCTTTGTCCTTTCTGGCATTAATCAAATCCATTGCTACAACATCATTCATCTTATTAAGGACTAAATCTCCATCACCCTCAATAGTGATTTTTGCGTGTTTAACTTTAATTTTCTGTAACTGGATTCCTTCTTCTTTTTTAGTTGCCATAATGTTTTCCCTCCAAAATTTTATGATTTGATTTATAGTTTCTGTTTGCGCAAACACTCAAACGGACTAATCTGCAATGAATACATATGTAGTATGCTGTTTTGATTTATTTTGTTCTGCGGTATTCTATGGTGTCCTATGGTATCCTGCGGATTAACCCGCTTGAATCTTTACGCAAATTTCAGATGCACTTAGCCGACAATAGAATGTGCTATATTGTACTTTCGTATGCTGTTCTATATTGTGCGAAGATATAATCTTCTGTGCTTGGCAGATTCTACTGCCAGTTAAATACATCTGTGTTGAATGCTCGGTAGGTAACATGAATTGTCCTGTAATGTAATGTAGAGACCTGTTCTGTACCGTCTTATGGTATTTTTTCTTATTCTGATGGCATCATGCCACCTACCCAAAATTCAATTTTTGGAGAACTGCTTTATAGACGATATAAGAGTCATGGCTTGTTTCGTCATGTTATGTCCTGTCTTGTAATGTAGTATCATATTCTGTGCTGACGGTTATACCGCCTGTAAAACAGTTCTCCGTTGAAGTGTTGTGTTATATTTTGCTATTTTGTTTTGTCATGCCCTATGCTTTCATACGTTATTTTTGTTAAGCATTCACAACACTCGTCACTCTGCATAAGTGAAATATTTTGTCCTGTTATATGTTGTTTTGTTTTGTTCTTTCATATTCTTCCGCTTATGCAGACTGATAAATGCTGTGGTTTCCTACGCTCATAAACCTGTAAAATTAAGCGAATATTTTGTTTTAACCTATTTTGTTGTGTTCTGTATTATCGTGTGATGTATTTCATTTGCCCATTTTACAGGCATATCAACGTAGGAAGTTTGCCGCTACTGCACTCATAAACCTACAAGAATAAAAGTTTTGCATAATATGCTGTTCTATTGTGCTGTATCGTGCTTTGTTGTGCGTTGTTGTGTTCTGTGCTCCTACTCCTGTAGGAATATCAGCACAGTAGCAGCTTTGACATTTAATTAATCATTTCCCATATTTCTTCGTATTCCGAGATATTCTGGAATTTCTGCTTTATTGCCAGAAGTTCACTCCTGCAACGTTCCACAAGTGCTTTATATTCGTCTGGCTTCTTCAAGATCAACTTTGTTGGTTTATATCCAGATTCGTTATCCGTCTTGTAGAAAACTCTGATTGTTGTCGGCTCTGGCTCTTTATCTGGCTTTACCTCAACGATTTTAAGATTTCTTACAACCGATCTGGCTTCCTGTACTCTCCATTTCTCGGCAGCTTCGGTATCGTCCCATGTAAAGCACTTGTGAAGTTCAGTATTGCTATCTCTTGCTTTGTCAAGAATCTGCTGTGGCGTAGCTGATTCTAATTCATCACAGATTTCCATGATCTCATCTGCGCATTTCTGTGCATCGGCTTTAAATCTATATGTTCCCCAAGTTGCTAACTGCATATTTCCCCTCCCTGTACTTTTACTACTCGCAATAACTTCTATTACAGAACGGGCAACCCGTAATCAACTGCCCTGCTGCACTTTCAACGGAATACCCGTGTGTTTCTTTTCCGTACCGTGTCCGTCCTTTTTCGGAATAGATATTCTGGCGGCAAGACCAACAGATGCCATTGCCCGGTGCAAAACGTGGTAATATCTTTGTTTTGCAGTACCAGTCCTGTGCTTTGATTGCTTCTGGAATGTTATATGTAGTTGTCGCCATATTAAATCCCCTCCACTTTTAATTCATCGTCGGAAACTTTAAGTAAAATCATCTGTCTGCCTGTATCTGGTATTCTGTCAGCATTCACACTTTCAACATCATCAACCCAAATTGGCAAGTTTAAGCCGTTCAATTTCTGCAATCCAGTCACGAGGTCGATGTTGCATAGAATCTGATCAGAGTGATTCAATCCATCAAAATATCCGATTCCGTCACAAATCATCTTACAAACTTCCACCGGCTCACCGTCCTGCGTATAGTCCAAAAACTGAAACTGGAAGTGCTTGAAATGTGGATTGATAGCTTCTGCAAGTGCCTTATTTTTTTTGATGGAAAATTCTTTCAACATGTCAAGTTTCTGCTGAATATCGGAATCTTCCTGACTTAATTTCTTTCTGTCCGCATTTAGTTGTTCGAGCGTTTCTGTCTGTTTCTGAACTGCCTGTTTTGCCATCTCAATTTTTGTTTCGATTCCTGTAAGTTCCTTTTCGGCAGACATTCTTTCTGCCTGAACTGCTGCATTTTCCTCAGAATTATTAGTCAGTCCATCAAGCTGTTCCTGCTTCTTCTGGATTTCTGCTACAACTGCCTGATACTCTTCGTTTCCAGACACGTCTGGCTCCGCAATGCTTTCTAATTCTTTGCTAGTTTTTGAAATTTCGGTCAAAAGGATTGCAATGCTTTTCTTAGATGCCTCAATATTTTTTTCCAGCTGTTCTCTCTTGATTTCGGCTTTTTTCTTTTCCGCCTTGCTCCTTTCCGTTTCGCCCACGAACG